AGGACCAATGAAAAAACCAAACGGCAAGCCTACTCGTAAGGCTCTTGCCCTTCGCAAATGGAAATGTTAATTATGCCCGGACACTACGGAAAACCTAAAAAACCTAAAGCACCTAAAGCACCTAAAACACCTCAGAGACCGGCTCCAACTGGTCAACTAAAAATGAATATGAAAAAAATGCCTCCTGCTGTGCAAAAAAGGTTAATGGATGCAATGAAAAGAAAAAGACAGGGGATGAGATAATGGCACATAAAGGTAAGGGCTCATGTGGCTCGAAAAGTAAAGGCGGAAAAAAGGGGTATAGATAATGGCTAAAACATACGACATGGATGGCTCAGTAACTAACTCCATAGCTGAAAGACAGCAAAAAAAGAAAAAACCAACTTTTGTAGATAAACTCAAAAAAAAAGTAAAAAATAGAGTTTTGGGTAAAATTACCCGAGTAAAAGATCAAGAAAGATTGAACAAATTAAAAAAAGACTTAGGGTATTAATATGGCTAAACGCGGACTCTATGCAAACATCCACGCCAAACGTTTAAGAATTAAAAAAGGTTCTGGTGAGAAGATGAGAAAACCCGGAGCTAAAGGTGCTCCTACTGCTGCTAACTTTAAACGTGCAGCTAAAACAGCAAAACGACCTAGATAAAACAATGGTTTTTAAAAGCACACTAACTTGGCAAAGAGAAGAAAGAATGGCTGCTGAAGCAAAAGCTGCTGAAGAAGCTAAGAAAAAAGCCGAGGAAGAAAAAAAATCTGAATAAAAATGAACAAGAAAGCAACTGAAGATCAATTTAACGAGTTGCATAATCTAGTTACAAAAGAGTTCCTCTCTCGCATCAAAGCTGGAGAGGCAACTACTCAAGACTTAAAAGCAGCTTGTGATTGGCTTAAAGCTAATGATATTAGTGGAGTTGCTTATGACGGCAACCCTCTGTCAAAACTTGCACAGGTTATGCCAACTGTTGATCCAGAATTAGTACAGGCTAAACTCTATGGCAGAAACAGCTAAATACTACAGATCCAACCCAAAAGCTAGAGCAGTTAGACTCAAGCAACAAAAAAAATACAACAAAACTAAAAAGGGATTAGCCCTGCGTGTAAATGCAAATCGACTTAATAGACAACTTGGTACCTACGGAAATGGCGATAACAAAGACGCTGCTCACTATAAGGGGAGTACTACCAAGGGAAGACTACAGAAACCATCAGAAAACAGAAAAAGCCGACTCAAAATACGTAAATGACCCCATTACTACCTAGTCCAAAACATTACTTACAAAATTTAATAACCATGACAAGTTCAGATTCTAAACGGCTCTGGAGAAGAGCTATAAAAGAGCACTTCGATTGTACATGTGTTTATTGTGGAAAAACTTATGATTTTAAAGAACTTACACTCGATCATGTCAAACCTCGTAGCAAAGGTGGGCAAGATCTTACAACAAATGTTGTATGCGCGTGCAGGAAATGTAATGCGGACAAAGGTAGTAGTCATTGGCTTGGATGGATGCGAAAGGCATTTGGATTCCAGCCACTTCGAGAATTGATTATTTATCAACACATAAAATAAAATGGCACGACCTAAAAGAGGTAATTATGCTACAGGTGCAGAAGGGCAAGCAAGATACCGTAAAGCTGTAACTGAGTATCTTAAAAAACAAAAAGAAGCTAGGGAAAAGAAAACTAAAATTACCTCAACAAAAAAAAATATTGCTAAACAAAAAGCAACAAACAAAAAAGCAGTTACCGATACTAAGGCTAAAGCAACTGCTAAACCTAAAACAACTGCTAAACCTAAAGCTACAACAGCAAAAGGACAAACCCTAGCAACTGGAAAAACCAGTAAACCTAAAACAACTGCTGCAACTACCACTACAACAACTAGAAGAAAAACTACTACTAAACCTAAGACTACTGCTAAGAAACCTGTAGCTAAGAAACCAGCAGGAAAGGTACCAGCAAGAAAACCTATAATAAGTAATAAGAATAAATTACGTATTAAAAAAGCAGCTACAACAGCTAAAAATACTACTGTTAAAACAGCTAAAACAGTTGCTAAGAAAGCTGGTGAAGCTAAGAAAGTAGTAACTAAAAAAGTAGATCAAGTTAAAAAGACTTTTAAAAAAAGTAAAGCACCAAGACCAACAACACCTCAACAGAAAGCAGTTTCTAAAGTTTATCAAGGAACTAAAAAATACGGTAAAAGAATACTTAAAAAAGGTGGAAAAGATTTATTAAAAATTGGTAAAGGTATATTAAAAAATCCTAAATCAGCAATTAAAGGTGGTGTAGCTGGTATTGCCACTGCTGGACTTACTGATGCTATAAATACACGTATGGACAGAGCTTTTGCTAAACGTAAAGGAATGACTTTAAAAGAGTATCAAGCGTTTAAAAAAGACCCTAAAAACCAAAGAGGTATTGTTAGTACTACTAAAAAAGTAATTAGTAAAATTAGAGGTAAATCTAATACAAATAATAATTTATCTACTAAAAAAAATATTCAAAAACAAAAGTCTAATAACAGTGGTTTAAAAACTAAAAAAACTGAACGTTCTAGCAAGGTAAATAGAAATAAAGATTATAACGCTAAGACAGCTACTAAAAAACGTAACACCGGTTTATCTGAGTTTAGAGTAGACCCTAAAGAAAACAGAAAGTTACAGTTAGAAGCTCAAAATAAAAAACCAATAACTTATAGTAGAGAGTTATCATCTACAGCTAAAAAACAAGTTAGTGATACTAAAAATAATACAAATAAAAAAACTACAAGATCAAGTTTTAACGAAAAATTTATAAAAGGAAAAGGTGGACGTTTACTTAGACGCGGTAGTGTAACTGCACGTAGAGCTGAAAATAAAGAAAGAGCAAGGAAACGAGCTCAAGAATTAGCAAAACAAAGAAGACAAAGAAAATTAAGAAAGTAAATGCAACAGTTAGTTAAACACTTTGTAAAAGGGCAAAAGGCAAAAGCTAAAGCCCTTTTATCTGCTGCTCAGACACCTGTACAAAAAGAGACTGTTCTTCAATTACCTTATAAACCTTCTGATAATTTTGTTAAAAGTGAAAGACAATTAAGGCTTGCACTATCTCCTCAGTACACATGGAATACTATTAAAAATACTGAGGTAAGATCACTTGATGATATTACTGAATGGAATAGTAAAAAACCAGTAGGGTCTGTAGAACATTTTAGAGACTTTGGTGCAGCAATGAAAAAACTGTTTCCTGAAAAAGAAGGTTCAGAAAACTTTGTTGGTTTTGAAGATATATATGATAAATATGAACAGTTAGGTTTTAGCAGAAAATTTGACGGAGACTTGTACAGACTTAAAAGAAGTTCTGGAGTATTTGGTAAACGAAGTGATTATACTGGTGGTCCTTATATTCAACATCAAAAGATGAAGGATAGAAACAGGACTCAAAAAAAAGCTGGTGGCAAAAGAATGTCAAATTTAGCTTGGACAACTGATGAAGATAGGGCTAACTTTAAAGCACTAGAAACTGAACGAAAGACTTTTAACGAAAATCTTAAAGCAACAAGTAGACGTCGAGTAACTGCTACTGGAGGTATGATATTAGAACATGACATTCAACAGAATAGTAGATACTGGTCTGTACATACAAACAGAAAAAATTCTGATGCTACTAATGTTTACAACTGGAATGCACCTAGATTAGCTAGTCATAAAAGTGCTATAGAAAGACATTTAACAGCTATAGATGGAGAACCATTGTATGTAAAGATGAATGGTACTAGAGATAAGTACGAAATTTATCACATAGATACAGATACTAAACTTGCAACCATAGGAATTGAAGATGACTATGTAAGCATTATAGATGAGCTTCTAAAGGATCTTCCATAACTTATATACATTTCTATATGACAGACGTTTTAACGTCCTTACAGAGCGATTTCAAGCTGTTTCTACAGGCATTGTGGGACCAGCTTGATCTACCCTCACCTACTAGGGCGCAATACGCCATTGCAGATTATTTACAACACGGACCTAAACGTTTACAGATCCAAGCCTTCCGAGGAGTCGGAAAAAGTTGGATTACTGGAGCATTCGTGTTATGGACACTCTTCAATGACGCAGAAAAGAAGATAATGATTATATCAGCTTCTAAGGAAAGAGCTGACAACAT